AAGCGTTGAAAATGCAGTCTTAGCCCCTGCAATCATTGTCGGAATTTTTGAAATGAATGTCATCATGCTTCCGATAGAAGAAATCGTCTTACCCACAACAATCAAAAGCGGTCCCAAAGCCGCAGCCATCAATCCAATTTTGATAATGGTCTGTTTTGTTGCAGGGTCAAGGGCATTCAGCTTGTCCACAAATCCCTGTATTTTGGTGATGATGTCACGAATAACAGGCATCAGAATTTCTCCGAAAGAAATAGCCAGTTCCTCAAGCTGTGACTTCAGAATGGTAAGCTGTCCTGCGAGATTGTCCTGCATAGTTTCCGCCATTTGTAGAGAAGTACCATCACAGTTTGCAATGGCACCCGACAATTTATCAATATCCGCAGGTGCGGCATTCATCAGAGCAAGAAATCCCGACATAGCATTTTTGCCCACAAGAGTTTCTGCGGCACTCGCTTTTTCGGATTCGGACATCTGATCAAATGCAACCCTACAGTCTGCTAAAATATCGGATAAACTTCGCATTGAACCGTCTGAATTGGTGGTTGCGATTTCCATTTCTCCAAAGGATTCAGAACAGAATTTGACTTCTCCCGAAAGTGCAGTCATAATGGAACGCATGGAAGTGCCGGACTGTGTAGACTTGATACCGGCGTTTGCCATTAAGCCAAGTGCTTCAGCGGTATCTTCGCAAGAAAAACCTAAAGCACCTGCAATCGGAGCACAGTATTTGAACGACTCACCGAGCATAGATACATTTGTATTTGCATTGCTTGATGCTGCCGCTAAAACATCAGCAAAATGACCGCTATCCTGTGCTGTCAGTCCAAATGCAGTGAGTGCATCTGTGACAATATCCGATGTTGTGGCAAGATCTTCGCCTGATGCTGCTGCAAGATTCATGATGCCGTCAATACCCGACAGCATATCATTTGTTTTCCAGCCTGCCATCGCCATATAGTTCATCGCTTCGGCAGCTTCACTTGCTGAAAATTTTGTTTTGCTGCCCATTTCACGGGCTTTATCACGCAAAGCCTGTAAATCATCACCCGTTGCACCGGAAACAGCGGCAACCTTTGACATTGCAGAATCAAAGTCGGAGGCGGTTTTCACAGCAACAGTTCCAAGAGAAGTTACACCTGCGGTAACAGGCAGAAGTTTTTCACCTGCACCTGAAATTTTATCGCCAACATTCTGCAAAACCTGTCCAGCCTCACCGATTTTAGCAAGTTCAGAATTTGCATTTTTGGCTTCTGATTCCAAACGTTTCAGTTCATTTTCTGTTTCGACAATTTCACGCTGTAAGGCATCATACTGCTGTTGTGTGATGTCACCATTTGCAAGAGCAGTATTTGCCTGTTCTGCGGCAGTTTTCAGCGTTGCAAGTTTATCTTTTGTGGCAGAAATGCTGTCAGCAAGAAGTTTCTGCTTCTGTGAAAGCAGCTCTGTGTTCTTTGGGTCAAGCTTCAGGAGTTTCTCTACGTCTTTCAGCTGTGATTGGGTGTTTTTAATGTTCTTGTTTACACCCTCTAAAGCTTTGGACAGCTTGGTCGTATCACCGCCGATCTCAACGGTGATACCCTTGATTCTGTTTGCCACTGTGGTTTCACCTCGATTCAAATAAAATAATCAGTTTTTTTATCAGCAAATCTATTGACATTTCTGCAAAAATGACGTATACTATAAGTGGAGGTGTAGCGTATGAACATTATTGCAGCAATTCAAAATACCATTTCTATTTCGCAGTTCAATCGTGGACTTGCAGGAAAAATTTTTCAGGATGTCAAAAACAGCGGTGCAAAAGTTGTTATGAAGAACAATGCACCGGAATGTGTACTTCTTTCTCCGGATGAATATGTCAGCCTGATGGATGAAGTGAATGATGCCCGCTTACTCACTCTGGCTGTAAAACGAATGGAAAAATTCAATCCGGAAGAAACAATTCCGGAAGAACAAGTTATGAAAGAACTCGGAATCACAGACGATGATTTAACCGACTTTGATGAGGTAGAATTTGAATGAATTGGGAAGTAGAATATCTGCCGGAAGCCGAAAGTGATTTAAAATCGCTTGACGGAAGTCAAAGAATACTGGTCTTAAAAGCAATCAAGAAAGTGAAACAAAATCCGCTTCCTGTTTATGAAGGCGGGTATGGAAAACCGCTTGGAAACAAAAACGGCAATGACCTAACTGGCTTTCTGAAAGTCAAACTGAAAAGTGCAGGTCTTAGAGTCGTATACAAAGTTGTCAAGCAAAATGATAAGATGCTGATTATTGTAATTGGTGCCAGAGCCGATGAAGAAGTATACGGCATTGCTCAAAAAAGAATACAGGAAAATGACTTGTAATCAAAACATATCCATATCACTTTGAGAAGCAAGTTCATTCCACCCTGAATATTCATCATTTTCACGTTCCGTGAACATATCATTGATCAGTCCAATCGTAAGCAAATCCAGCTCGGTCATAGAAAGACCGAGCTGTTTGCATCTCAGGAGAAAAAGAGGGGTTGTCATCGGGCGGTCAGTCTGGCGATGTTTTTTTTAGACTCTACCTGCGTTGCGGTGTTCAGTCCCCAGAGTTCGATAAGCTGAGGAAGAATCTCATAAATGCTAAACGTGTTAAACTGTTCCAGAAAATCATCAGGGTTATCAGGAACATTGGAGTCAGCGTGTTTTGCCATGATATAGGCGATATTTTCAAAGACTTCAAGACTTTCAATACCGATTTCGCTTTTGTTTTCATCACCCTCAGTGACTTCAGTTTTCAGTGCAGCAAAGTCCTTATAAATATCTCTGCGGAATTTCAGACGATACAAACGTGGCACAGCAGCACTTGCCTTAAAAGGCACTTCAATTCCATCAATTGTAATGTTTTTCTGAATAGCCATAGCAATACCTCCTTATGATGACTTTGCAGAAGACTTAACTGTCGTATCAGGGTTATACGGCATTTTGAACCAGTTATTATACACTGTATCTGTGGTGCTTTCAGTAGTTTTCGACTTCACAAGACCTGTCGGCAAAGGAGTAGCTTTCAGCGACAGCTTTTCAGTCTTGACTTCTGTGCTTTCCTCAGTAGTTGCAGATTCTGTCGCAGGACGTGATGCACTGCAACAATACATCACATGACGGATATGGTGTTTGTCGCCTAAGAACTCAAACATCAATGCAAACTGTGCAAGTTCCGTGTCATTCTTTTCTACCAGAACACCATTATTATCAAGGATTTCTCCTAAGATTTCAGTTGCAAATTCGGTTGTGATAAGGGCAATTTCGAGATCGCCTGTATATCCTGCATTGTTGTTGATGACGTAATAAACACCGTTGTCCGCATAAAAATTCTCGGCCTCGCCGTTTGCGTCAATAGAAAGCGATACAGCACCGGGGAGATGTTTTGACGGACCATATGCAGGAACAGTCTTGTTGCCGTCAGGATCTTCACCCCACTCATTGATTTTTGCCCAGTAGACATTCTGCAAACCGAATTTAACCTTGTTTTTCTTGTTCGCCATTGGTTATACCTCCGTTTCATACAGTACTTCATAGAGTTTTTCGGACTCTATCCATACTTCCAATTTTGTGTAATAGATTTTATGACGTTTCAGAACCTGTTCAACTTGCTTTTCCAGTTCAGGATTCTTCACATCTGTATAGAGTTCAATATCCAGCATTTTAAAGCTGAAATACATGGAATTATCCGCTGAAAATGTATTTTCTCCAGGTGAAAGAAAAATGAGAAAAGGCGGTGCAGGACTTTCACCTTCAGCAAAATGATGATAGGCGAAAGGCAGTCCCATTTCCTCCATCATCTCTGCGATTTGTTCATAAGTCATGACAAGGCCTCCTCGATAAGTTTCTCAAAAAGCTGTACACCTTTTTCTTCCGCAGGAGCAATGTGTGGTTTGCCGGATACACGTCCACCGCCACGTTTAGCATGACCTTTCTCCAATAAATGTGCCAGTTGATAACGATTCTTACTGTGGACAGTCATCTCAAGAGAATGGCTGTTTTCCTTTGTCTTTTTGGCAGTCCAGCTTTTTGAATACGCACCTGTTCTCTTTGGAGCGTTGGCGGATATTTCATCTTTTACAGACTTTGCAGTTTTTCTGACCGCCTTTTTCATTGACGTATCTGCAAGGTCTGCATATTCCGTCAGACCTTTCATAATCTCATCAGCCATTGCATCAATTGAAGTCATCGGAAGCACCTGCCTTTCTTATCTCACCCTCGATTTTCATGTAGTTGTTGTGGTCGTATAAAGGAGTAATTCCGGTGACATTGTAAATGTTATTCCTGAAAAGAATACGGAAATTGGTGCTGTTGATATTCAGCGAGGCAGGACTTTGACGGACAAGAAATTCAAGCTTCTGTACCTCTTTGGTAACTCCTGCATCAGTTGTTTCACTTGCAGTTTTTACAGTCACCTTTGCCCACAGAGAGAATGTTTCTTCCCATTTGGTGATATGATTTCCAATTTCATCAATGACAGTTCTATGCTCCAGAATAGTGATTCTTTGATTCAAAGTTCCGATTTCCATTACATCACACCCTCTCGCTGTGCAAACAGAATTGAACGAAGATTTAAGGTCAGCTTTTTGTAATCAGGATTGCTCCTGTTTTCATAAAGATACCCAAGTGCGAAAAGCATCGCAGTCCGCACGGTATCTTCATTCTGAGAAAAACTGTCCTCATTCATTCTTCCAACATCCATCACAAGTTGTTTTGACGTAAAAAGAAGATTCTGAATCAGCTTATCATCTTCCTCATAATCCACTCGCAGATAATTTTTCGCCTCTTTCAGCGTAATCATAGCATCACGCTTTCTTGATGGTAAGTGTCTTGATTGCCTCCGGAAGAATCAGCTTGCCGTCCAAACGCTGACTTGCAAGAAAACCAACTTGACCTGTCATGGCAAAGAGTTCATTCAGTCTCTTGAAAGAGCGTCCCTGTCTGTCAGCCACCCAGTAATAACTAAAGTCGCCAAATGCCATGCACTTGTTGCCTGCCTTGATTTCCGGCACATAGCTGGATGTCTTGTAAGGACGATTGAGGATTGTATCCGGAACACCAGCCTGCACAGACGGACTCCAGATGTAATTGCCTGTGTTGTCCTTCAACTTGCGAAGTGCCTTAACCGTAGAATCATTGAGCACCCACACCGCCTTTTTGCGGTACGGGCTTCTCAGAGAATAGAAGAGTTCCATCACATCATCAAATGTAATGCTTGCACCTGTGGTGGAAGTGCCGTCTTCCGCACCGCCTGTAGCATTGAAAATGCCGGTCGGTTTTCCCTTGCCGTCACCAACGAAAAACGCCTCTTCTTCCTTTGCACCGATTCTTCTTGCAAACTCTTTTGCAATGTAGGAAGGCAGGTCAAATACGCTGTCATTGAGAAGTTCTTCAGAAATCTTGATCGCTGTTCCAAGCTTATATGCGGAAAGCGATGCCTGTCCGAACGTATCATCAGAAAGAGAATACTGCTGTTCCTCGTCCATCCAGACAGCCTCGCCCTTGGAAGTCACAATCGGAATCTTGCGGTCGCCGTTGGAAGTTTTAATGACTGTTGCCATCTGGCGGAAAATGCTCTCTTCCTCCAATGCTTCCACCAGTTTTCGTTCAAACTCG